TTTTTTTTGTAAAACGCTAACACGAACTCCTCGATTTTCGAGAGGATATTAGTTAAACTTCTGAAGCCATGTAACATGACGTTCATTGTAATCATTCGCGTAGTAAGGCGTCATCTCCGGGTGGAGCCAACCAGTGGCTCTAGCACTCTGGAGCGCGTCATTCAAGGCTTTAAGTCCTTTATCATACGTGCTGCGTCCATGATGAAATAATTCTTGCAGGTAATTTTCTTCGATGAGACTCTTCATCATTTCCACTTTGGGATTTTTCTTCCGCTGCCAATTAATAATGCCTGCAATAGTTTCCATTTCTATAGGGGCGCGGATCTTTGTTGAGTCTCCAGGTTCAGGCGACCACTTTCGCTTCAAGAAAGTGACTTCGTCTTTCAGGGTTCTGTAGTCATAGTCTTCTCCGTTCTTCGATTCTGGAGTGATGACAATTAGATATTGGGCAAACCAATCTCTCATAGTTCGAAAAGTGATTATTCCTTCCAACTCTGGATGAATTGAAATTACAAAATCATCTCCATAAACCAGTATTTCTAACATATTCATGATCTGGTTAACTGAGTAGTTGTATCCTGCCTTATCTGTTAAGTCTTTCACGCACATCACCAAATATTGGATGTTGACACATGAATTCAAAGGGGCTGTGACGGGTACTCCTGATGGTATTCCTTGGGCTTTCCGGTACAAAAGGTTCCGGCATACGACGTAAGTATGTATAAAGAGATAAACTAATCCCATTCTCACCTTACGCCCAAGGGGGTCTGGTCGTCCTGATTTTTTGTCGTAAATATCTGAGATGGCTTCTGAAGCATTTAGCATACATTCACCATCAGCTTGGCTGTCGAAAGATTTGAAATCTGCTGCTATACATTTTCCTCCCCATCTATTCATCCGGTCATAAAGCATGGTCCATTGTGGTCCATAAGCATCTACTCCGATTGCTAGCGGGATTTGAGTGCAATAAGCAACTGAAGCTGCCAGGAAGGCCCCAAAATAGCGTCGAGTCAAAATTGTTATACTCATAGCTAAAGTCATAAACAAACGAACTTTGGCCACCCAGACTTTCGCCTTAGGCAACGTTTCGTCCTTCATCGATGACGATGCTGGTGAGAAAACCTCTTTTCCATTTATCAAATCTTGTTCAATTCGTTCGAGATCGTCCAAAAGATAGCGCCC